CTAAAGATTAAGTGCTTGGTCTAATTGCTCGGCAAGAGACTCTTGCATATTGGGGAGTACGTGAGTATAAGTGTTCAACGTAGTAGATGTTTTTGCATGGCCCAACCTCTCAGATACCGCCTTCAAACCTTGAGCTAGTCCAAATGGTGGAGGCGACAATAGGTAGGTTGCATGAGTGTGTCTAAGGTCATGAGGCGTTATCATTGGCAGTCCGGTGTTAGAAACGTCCTCTTTCATGATTTGATTGAGTACGGAGTTATACATAATCGGCCCTTTTCTTCCATGTATGATGAGGTTCAATTCATTTGGTTCCTGAGATACTTTTAATTCCCTTAAAAAGTTTACGGTTGTTTGGGGGATTGCGATAGTCCTTCTTGATGCATCGTTTTTTGGAGTTTCTTTAATAAAAATCCCCTTCTCCTTTGTCCACACGGTTGTCCTTTCTACTCGAATCGTTGATTTCCTGAAATTAATATGATCCCATGATAGAGCCGTTATTTCACCTGGTCGCATGCCGGACGTAAGGGCTATTAAATAAAATGGGTAAACTCGGCTAGAGTTACTTTTCTTCAGAAAATACTCAAATTGATCTTTCGTCCAAACTGAGAATTTTTTAACTTTATAAGTTGGTTTACTAACCAATGAAGCGACGTTTTTAACAACGTATCCCCACTCAACAGCTTTATTCAGAGTCTGGTTTAGTAATCGCATAATGTTGATTATAGTGCCTGCACTTAAATTCTTTGCCATGAGACTGTTAATAAAATTTTGAACTTGCATCGGAGTAAGTTTTTGCAATCCTATTTTACCTAAATGCGGCAAAATATGATTCTCCATAATAGCTATTTTGCCTTCATAAGTTTGCAATTCAATCTCGTTTTTCAATACATTATCCAAGTACTTTTTCATGAAGGATTCGACATTCTCTATTTTTGCGGATGCTGACAAATCACCTTTATTGTATTGTGTCAACATTTCAGCTGCAGCTTTCTCTGCTTCCGGCTTAGTTTTGTATCCACTCCCACCCGGTTGATGTCTTTTCCCGGTTGCAGGATCGATTACATTAATTCTAAATTCCCATGTTGCTCCGCAGTTACACTTCTTCTTTTTTTGGCAGGTGCATCCCCGTTTCCTAAAACTAGCCATTTCAACAACCTCCATTCAAACATATGTTCGGTTAATAGGTATATTTAAACAGCCTTGCAGCTGGAAAGCGCAAAAGTTTTAAATTATGAATCGACTCATTTCTTTGGGTACACCGCAGCGGGACAAATACCATTCTAATGGTTCGTCAATGTCTGGATCCTCAGCAGCTGTGAGCAAATGGGTTGCAAACTCGTCAGCCTGGTTCTCATAGCGGCCTAAGGAGAATCCGGTATGCCGGGTAATAAAGTAGTGACTATGGTCTTTATGGAGCCTAAAATGCGCTAGCTCATGTGCGCAAATAAACCGTTGCTCTTCAAATGGCAAGTTACCGTTGATAACGATAATCTTTCGGCGGAGTATCCTGTCCTGATAGCCCTTTACGTTTTCCGGCAAGTCTAGAAACATAATCGTTATGCCCAACTTGCCTGCAATCGTAAAGGGACAACTTGTCCTATATTTTCGATGTAAATTCCTGGCCCGACGCCTTATGTTCAAGTTGTCTCCCCCTAGCCGGCCAGACCGTTGTCATTCCTTGATGTTCTTCTGTCTGGATTTTTTGTAAACCTCTTTATTCTGCCGTTTGGCTTCCCAAAACATTGCTTCTAGCATACCTAACATTTTTGCACGGTCTTCCTCAGAAAACTCAATACCTTTGTAAAACAAGCCTTGGGGATCGGCAAGGTATTTTTCAAGATCACGCTTATCTTTTGTTGTAGCCCATTCAGGTGCGTCACTTGAGGCAAGATGGGGTTCATCGGTACGACCCAGTAGATAGTCTGTGGAAACCTTGAAATAGTCGGCAACTCTTATTAAGTTGGTCCCCTTGGGCGTATTCTTTTTCCAGGAATACAATGTGTTCTTACTCAATTCAAGCTTTTCTTCAAGTTTATTAACCGACATTCCTTGTGCATCACAAAGTTCTTTTAAGCGATCAAAAGCGGTCATCTCAACGATTCCTTTCTTTCGCTTACAAAAAGTTAAAACTAATTTTAATTTATGTGTTGACATTTAAAAGTAGTTTTAATATACTCTAGGTAAGCTATTCGGTTAGCTAAAAAGACAATAAAAAATATAACCTTTACAAATACATTTTCGCGCTGGGGAGCAAAGGAAATGTACTACACAACAGGCTTTTTAAAGTCTTATTTAGCTATGTCTATATATTAAATCTAGATTTAAAAAATGTCAATATTTTTAGCTAACTTTATAGCTTGATTTTACAAACTTTGTAAAAGGAGGTTAAGAGAATGCAGAAATATTCGGATTTCGGTCTGCAAGCACGAAAACTAATGCTTCAAAAAGGAATCACCTTGAAAGACATTGCAGAAAAACTTAATTTGTCCACTCCATACGTTTCCGAGATTCTAAAGGGTACACGAAGGGGCGAGAAGCAGAAGCCTATCATTGCTGAAATGCTTGGCATGGAGAAGGAGGTAGTGAAGTGACTCAACAGCAAATCATCCGAAAGTTACAGGAAGTTAGCAATGGTTTGGAACTTCATATCAGCAAATTGAACAGTAACGAATTGATGAAGAAGGCACTAAGTGAGGATTTAGAACAGTTGAGAAGGGTGACGGAGGATATAAAAACCCGCTCAAATTAAAACGGGTTTTAGGTGGAAATTTTATTCTCTTTTCATTTGAAATGCCTTGGATTTTTCAGAAACATTAAAAACCCAGTTTAGCTCTGAAGTATCTTGAACTTTGAATCCACACTTGAGCATTGCACCTTTAAATGCTCCATTGCCGACATAGCACCCTCCATTTCTTTCAAAAACATGCTTCAGTCCATATGACGTGTGCTTGTTATTGAACGATTCTCTGAAAGTCAAATTTTCTTTGATCCAATTAGTTAAGCGGTCTTGTTCTCCGGGTGTCAAATAATCAAATGCTTCAGGCTGATTATATCGCTCCGTTCCTGTTTCACTCATTCAATGACCTCATTTCTTAGAAAAATATGGTAAGCGTCAATTACCATTTTATCAGATCAAGAGGGAATAGAAAGGAGAAAATTCATGAACAATCTTCCTACTAACCTCACGGTGAAGCAAGTTGCCGATCTAGTAGGCTGGCATCCCAACACGGTTTATAAGCGCTGTACTAGCGGGGAGATCGTAAGTTTTAAGTCTGGCAACAGCCGCCGCATTCGCAAAGAAGCTTACCTAGACTGGATAGCTAGATTAGAACAAGGAGGCCACTCACAATGATCGGCATACACCCGGTACACCGTAAACTTGCTGAGATTGCCTACATGTCTACCGACAAGCACGGCAACTTAATCATTGGCTGGACGGAGCTGCAGCTCATCATGCCGCTGCTACGCCGAAACTTGGAGTTGGTGCGCAGGCTAGACGAGTTAAAGGAGCTGGCCTTCACGGTCCAGTGTGCAGGTCAGGATGAATGGGTGCAGGATATTTGCAAACAAATTGAGGAGTTAGTGGCTGAATTAGCGATTTAGGAGAGGGAGGGTGGAAATCCGATTAAGCAATATTTAGCTGTATCGGCTCGACAATCAGCAGAGTTAGAAGCCATTAAGGCTGAAAGGCCACCGCATTTATTAGTTTCATATTTTTACTTTAGGAACCGATCACTGCTTGACTTCGTTGCTGAGATTGGATATGTGCCGGAATTCTTACTAGATAGTGGAGCATACAGCGCATATACACAAGAGCGAAATATTAGCCTTATCGACTACATGGGTTACATCAATCGCAATGTACACGTCATTCAGAAATATATAACTCTTGACGTAATAGGGAATCCCCGTATCTCTCGTAGGTACTACCAAATCATGCGAGAGGAAGGTTTTAATCCGATACCAGTATTCCACTACGGTAGTGATTTTTCTTATCTTGATTGGTACGAATCCAAAGGGGAGGATTTCATAGCACTGGGCGGTACGGTTCCAATTCAGGATAAGAAGCGAGTAGTTGATTGGATAAATAAATGCATTAATAGAAAGCCTGGAGTTCGCTTTCACGTTTTGGGAACGAACCACAAGCAGATTTTAAATACTTGTACATCTTTAGAGAGTGTAGATTCTTCGACTTGGATTATGGCAGCCGCAAACGGATATCCCAAAACAATTCCCGGACGTGACAGAGAGGCCAAGATAGAACGTGCAAAAGCTAATATCAGGTCTATTGTGGGTACTGGCTCGATTAAATGGGGGAGGTGAACACCAAATGACCATTAATAGAATCGCTCCAGAGCAAGTAAAGGAAGCATATGAAAAAACTGGATTAAAGCCGATGCAAAATGGCTGGTTTGAAATTAGTACCAAATGTGCTTGTGGCCTGTCAGCAGTTCTTGCAGCCGAAAAAGGTATTGAATGGTTGGAAAGTCAGTTTCGTTTGCGTAGGAGTAGGAGTTACATAGCTAGCGAGAGATTAAATCTATTGCCCAGCTATGTAACTGGATTTACTAGTGGTTTTGATGGAGGAGTTTTCTTTCACTCGGAAGGCGGGACGTCCGCGCTAGGCTACGAGGACGGCAAAGCCGCTTGGGAAGCAGTTAAGCATTTAGCAGGGGGAGGTGAAATCTTAAATGAACGTAACCGCTAAGGCTTGGCTTGAATTTACCTTTGACGAACGCATGGTGATACTGCAATACGTCGTATCGGTCAATAAAACGCGAAAAGCCGCCGGCCAGGGCAGCTAATCGAAAAACACACTATTGTGCCCTCAGTATACCGTGAAACGGCTGAGAGGGCAAGAGGGAGGAAGTATGAACGTTACTAAAGCTCAATTGAGGGATTTCATCGACAAGAAGATTTTTGACAAAAAGGAAAAGTTAAAAAAGAAATTGAAGAAGCTGCAAAGATGGCGATGGGGAACGCATTGGATGAATTATTAGGCGACTTGACCGAATTCGGAAAGGTAGCCGATCAGTTCGGTGATATGTTGGCTGAAAGGATCGAATTGATTGGTAAGGATTCACTCAGCCACTACACTACAGTAACAATGATATACGCCAATAAACTCAGTAATCCAAAGGAGCATTTTCTTAAGGATGTTCTCAGTGATGCCGTGCCTGCTCTATTAAATGATAGTTACTACAGTAGGTTTAAGAGCGAGTCTTTAATGCCTGCGTTTAATGAGCTTAGCGAAAGCCTCCAGCCCAAAATCAAGCTTTACCATGACGGGCTGGATCAATTGAAGTGGGAACTAAACACCGCCATAACCAACGAGACAACAGGAAAAAAAGCTTATAACGCTTTGGTTGCCCTAGGTGTGGATATGTCCGATCTGCCGGAGGTAAATCCTAATCTTCCAGCAGTAACAAAGCTGTCCGTTGACGTATGCGTGATTAATGATAATTGCGGCGAGTCGCCATGAAGCGTAAAAATTTGACCTCTATCGGCATCGTCTGCACAATCGACCGTCACGGGAGAGTCACTGTCCCCGCCGTGATGCGGGACAGTATGGAGATCGAGCCCGGCAGCCAGTTAGATTTATTTGTTGTCGGTGACAAGCTTGTCCTGCGCAAGCATTACCCCGGTTGTGTGCTGTGTCTGGATACAGAGGACAAATTGGTCATGACGCCTACAGGCAAACAAGTCTGTATGCGCTGCGTAAATCGACTAAAAAGGGAGGTCATTCGATGAAAGCTACTGGAATTGTACGCCGCGTTGACCATTTGGGAAGGATCGTTATCCCCGTAGAACTTCGCAGAACTTTAGGGATTCAAACAGCGGACGGTCCTATAGATGGCGATTCGCTAGAAATTTACATGGACGGTGAACGGATCATTCTTAAGAAATACGCACCTGGCTGCCATTTGTGCGGCGAGGCAGGTCTACCGCTGCAAACAGTCATGAGTAAGCCTATATGTGGCAAGTGTGTCGCTGCTGTATGTCGGCAGGCTGGTTGTTAGTGATGAGTAAAGTAACCAACGTGTTATTGGCTGATGAGTGCGAGGTTTGCGGCCAAGAAGTTCCGCCTCAATACCTCATGAGCTGGAATGATAGAGAAGTTTGTAAGTACTGTATCCAAGAAATCACTAGGGAGAGTGAGCGATATGCCAGTAACAATCACAATTAACGGAGATTCCGCAACACAAGCTATTGAGGAGTTTGCAACGTTGTCAGCTGCTTTTGTGGGGGAGTCTGCTTCCACTGCTGAACCGGTCCAGCAAGAGAAGAAGCAGAAGACTAGAAAGCCTAAGAAGGAAGAGAAGCAGGCTGAGCCGGAAGAGGAATTAGAAGAGCAGTCGGAGGATCTGGAAGAAAAGAGCAGTAAAGTCGAGGAGCCGGAAACCGATCCAGAGGATGACAGCGGCAATGATGAAGGAGACGACATTCCTTCTGTGGAGGATTTGCGAGAGAAAGCTTCTGAGCTGGCGAAAGGCGGCAAGCGTGCAGAGGTGCGGGAACTGCTCAGTAAATATGGCGCTAAAGCCGTGTCCAACGTGCCGGAGAAGAAACGGGCTGAATTTGCTAAAGCGCTGCATGCTCTGGAGGATTCGGAATGAGCGGTCACGCAGAGAGGAAGCATGCTAAGCTCTCCGCTTCGGGTAGCCATCGTTGGATGGCTTGCCCTGGTAGCGTGACGCTAGAGGAGTTGTTCCCTGATAACTCTACTAGTTACGCCGATGAAGGAACAGCAGCACATGAATTATCTGAGTTGGTACTCAAGCTTCAGTTAGGTGAGATCACCAAGCGCAAATATAGCGCCGAACTCAAGAAACATGAGGAGGGCGAGTATTACAGCCCTGCAATGCTGGAGTACGTACAAACCTATGTGGATATCGTCTTGGAACGGTTCGCGGAAGCCCAGGTACGGACCAAAGACGCTCAAATTCTACTGGAGCAGCGTTTAGATTTTTCAGATTGGGTTCCGGATGGTTTCGGGACTGGTGACGTTGTGATTATATCCGATGGGATCCTTGAGGTTATTGACCTTAAATACGGCAAAGGCGTACAAGTTGACGCTGAAAATAATTCACAGTTAAGACTCTACGGTTTAGGGGCTTGGAGTGAACACGGCTTTTTGTATGACTTTGAAACAATCCGAATGACGATTGTCCAGCCCCGTTTGGATCACGTATCCACTGAAGAGCTGCCGCTTGCTGATTTACTGGCCTGGGGTGAGGACAAAGTTAAACCGGCTACAAAAAAGGTTTTTCTGCCACGTCCTCCTCATGCTGCGGGCGATTGGTGCAAATTCTGCCGGGCAAAATCTCATTGTCGGACACGGGCCAGAGCCAATTTAGAACTGGCAAAACATGAGTTTGAAGAGCCAGCGCTGCTCAGTCCGGAGGAAATCGGGGAAATTTTGCATAAGGCCGATGAACTGAAAGCTTGGGCTGAAGATATCTCGAAGTATGCACTTAACCAAGCTGAAAATCACGGTGTAAGGTTCCCCGGCTGGAAACTGGTTGAAGGTCGGAGCAACCGCACCATTACGGACAAGGAGAAGGCCCGGATGGTATTGCTGGATGCTAAGTATAAAGAGGATCAAATTTTAAAGCCGCAGGAGCTTCGCGGCATAACCGATCTGGAATCTCTCATTGGGAAGAAAACTTTTACATCCCTAATGGGGGATCTGATCACAAAGCCACCAGGCAAGCCAAAACTGGCTCCAGTGAGCGACCCACGTCCGGAAATATCCAGTGCAGCGTCTGCTGCTGAGGATTTTGCGGATGGGTGATATAGCAAACTATTACGTTGATCAGATGGCGGCTGGAAGAATGTCGTCAGGATACTATAACTCAAATAAAAGGAGAACTGCCAATATGGAAACTAAAGTGATCACAGGAAAATGTCGTTTGAGCTATGCACATGTATTCGCACCGAATAAAGATGGTAAATACAGCGTTTCGGTACTCATTCCTAAATCTGATAAGAAGACTGTTAAAAAAATCAAGGACGCCATTGAGGCTGCCAAGGAGCTAGGCAAAAGTAAATGGGGTGGTAAGGTGCCGAAAAACCTCAAGCTGCCGCTCCGGGATGGCGATGTAGATCGTGAAGACGATGAAGCGTATGAAGGTCACTATTTTGTGAATGCCAACAGCAACACTAAACCGGGAATCATTGATCTGGATAAGATCGAAATTACTGACTCCACAGAAGTTTATTCCGGTAGTTATGCTCGGTTAAGCTTGAACTTTTATCCATATGACAGAGACGGGAGTAAAGGAATTGCTTGCGGTCTGAACAACATTCAAAAGGTGGCGGATGGTGATCCGCTGGGTGGACGTGCGAGAGCTGAGGACGACTTTGACGACGAGTACGACGACGAAGAAGAGGACTTTTAATCATTATTGCATCTAAGAGGGGATTCGAGAGAGTCCCCTTTCCTATCAAAAATAATGGGAGCGTGAGATAGATGAACATTAAAGAGTTGGTCGAAAAAGCACATCAAAACGCCGTAAGTAAAGGTTGGTGGGAGAAGGGGCGGACGTATGGGGAATTGATCGTATTAGTGCATTCGGAAGTGTCAGAAGCACTGGAGGATCACAGGAACGGTCACGCTCCAACAAAAGTCTGGTATGAATTTACTGCCAGTAAAGGGAACGTTCTTAGGTCTGATACTTACCGTAACAGCCGATGGAAGCCTTGCGGAATCCCCTCGGAATTAGCTGACGTCTGCATCAGGATTTTTGATATCGCTGGTAAGTATGGATGGGGGGAGGAACTTCATGAAAAATTCAAGACGGTCAATGATATAAGTTTTGAATCCTGGTATGTCAATGCCTCCCTTCCGGAGCACCTGAATCACATCTATTACTGTTTGTCAATGTCGTGGATTAAGTTCGCCGGGGGATTACCAATTAGCGCATTTAAGAGCTTGGCTACCTGCCTTGGAAGCGTGCAATACGTGGCAGATAAATACGGTATCGATTTAGAGCGAGCCATAGCCGAAAAGATGGCCTACAATGCAACGAGGCCGCGCAGGCACGGGGGTAAGGTGCTATGAAGATTAAACTCTATTCCGAGACCTCGAAACGGTGGCTGTGTTTCCGGCACGCTGTAGCGAGATCGCTTACCGGTGAGGACATCGAGCTGGAAACGGACGAAGATGATTTTACCTCTGAGTTCGACATGAGAGACACTGGCTGCGCTGATTGTCGTTTGGAGGATTTCTGATGAGAACGCTCCGAATTGATATTGAAACCTATTCCTCCGTGGATCTGCTCAAATGTGGCGTTTATCCCTATGTTGAGGCACCCGATTTTGAAATCTTACTATTTGCTTATGCCTGGGATGACGAGCCGGTACAGCTTGTTGATCTGACCGATCTGGAGGAGCTGCCGGAGGACGTTTGGGATGCACTTACTGATCATAAGGTCATCAAAACAGCGTTCAATGCAAACTTCGAGAGGGTTTGTATTGCCAAGCACTACGGCATTGAGACTGACCCGAGTCAATGGCGCTGTACGGCTGTTCAATCATTAATGTTGGGGCTGCCTACTTACCTGGAAGGTGTTGCGCAGTGCCTTAAGCTGGAGCAGCAGAAGGATGCAGCTGGCAAGAACCTGATTAAGTTCTTTTCTGTACCGTGCAAACCAACCAAGAAGAACGGCGGCCGGACGCGCAATCACTCTTATCACAATCCGGAGAAATGGGAAGAGTACAAGGCTTACTGTATTCAGGACGTGGAGACGGAGAGGGCTATCAGTAAGGCACTGGACGGGTACGATATCCTGCCGTTTGAACAGCGGCTTTGGGAGTTGGATCAGCGCATAGCAGATCGTGGGATTGCCGTTGATATGGATCTGGTACAAAAGGCGATTCAAGCCGATCAGGAGTACAAGGAACGCTTGACAGCTGAGGCCGCTGAGTTAACCGGCCTGGATAACCCCAACAGTGTAGCTCAATTAAAAGCGTGGTTCTTGGAGCATGAAGGGGTCACGATTGACAGCCTGAGTAAAGACGCTTTACCCAAGATCAAGGAAGAGTTGCAGACTGATGAAGGTCTTGAAATGTTACGGCTTCGGAAGGAGCTGTCCAAGACATCTGTCCGTAAGTACGAGGCTATGCAGCGCGGCCATTGTCAAGATCACCGGCTGCGCGGACTACTTCAGTTCTATGGCGCTAACCGGACAGGGCGCTGGGCGGGTAGGCTGGTACAGGTCCATAACTTGCCCAAGAACAAGATCGCAGATTTGAAGCTTGCACGTGATCTACTGCGTGAAGGCGATTTTGAACTGCTGGAAATGTTGTACGGTTCGGTGTCCGGTGTGCTGTCACAGCTTATACGGACGGCGTTTATTCCTTCACCCGATAGTCGTTTTATCGTCTCTGACTTCTCAGCCATTGAGGCCCGCGTGATTGCGTGGCTGTCGGGGGAGCAGTGGCGTCTAGATGTATTCAACACGCACGGCAAGATATATGAGGCATCAGCTTCCGCCATGTTTGGCATTCCCATTGATCAGATCGACAAAGGCAGCGACCTCCGGCAGCGCGGGAAGGTGGCAGAGCTGGCGCTTGGCTACCAGGGCGGCCCAGGTGCTTTGATCCAAATGGGTGCTTTAGATATGGGCATTCCGGAGGACGACTTGCAAGGGCTAGTTGACGCCTGGCGCAATGCAAACCCGAAGATTAAACAGTTCTGGTATAAGGTCGGCAATGCGGCAGTAGATGCAGTAGACCAAAAGCGCGTGATCGAGTTGCATCACGGCCTCCGCTTTATCCCTGACGATCCCTTCTTATTTATAGAGCTACCTTCAAAGCGGCGGCTAGCTTACTACAAGCCAAAGCTCAAGCCTAATAAATGGGGTGGCACACAGCTCAGTTATGAAGGCGTGGACCAGGATACAAAGCGCTGGGGGCGGCTCTCCACGTATGGCGGGAAATTGGTGGAGAATATCGTCCAGGCGGTTGCGAGGGATTGCTTGGCAGTCTCACTGTTACGCCTGGACGAACGGGGCTACGATGTTGTGATGCACGTACATGATGAAGTTGTGCTTGACGAACCGAAGGACTGGGACTGTATGCAAGAGATTACGGACATCATGGGGCAGCCGATTGCCTGGGCTCCGGGGTTGCCGCTTGCCGCTGATGCTTTTGAGACGGAATTTTATATGAAGGACTGACGCACATGCTAGAAATCTCATTCGGGCGGAACCGATCTGATAAACACTGGAAAAATGAATATCTGGAGTGGGAAGAGTTCGTTCAGCGGCTGCGTAAAGTACGACGCACGACAGAGACCATGGCGCAGTACGACCGTCAAACCAAGGCGAAGCAATTCGATATCAAAGACGGTCCCGCATTCGTTGGCGGCTCTATCCGCGGCGGACGGCGGAAAAAGGAAAACATCGAATGCCGCTGGTTGATCACGTTGGATGTGGATCACGCCGATGAAGATTTCCAGCTTGCTGCTGACCTTGTCCTGGGCGGCTCCGCCTATCTGCTCTACTCTACCCACTCACACAGACCTAACAAACCGAAATACCGTTTAATTGCTCCGGTTGACCGGGAGATGGATCAGGACGAATATGCCGCTGTAAGCCGCAAGCTTGCTGATCAAATCGGGCTGGACTTCTTCGACAAAACAACTTTTGAAGTGCAGCGGCTCATGTACATGCCGAGTTGCAGCCAGGACGCCGAACCAGTCTTTGAGGTGTTTGAGGGTGAGCCGATCAGCGTTGATAGCATTTTAGACGAATACGACGACTGGAAGGACGTTAGTTCATGGCCGCGGCACGAGGACGAGAAGACGGCTGAAGGGTTGTTTGGCAAGAAGCCACAGGACCCGACTGACAAACCTGGGCTGATCGGCGTGTTCTGCAGGACGTATTCCATAGATGAAGGGATAGAAAAGTTCCTTTCTGATCAATACGAACCGGGCACGATGCCGAACCGCTACACCTATATAGATGGTAGCAGCGCGAACGGGCTAGAGGTATTTCCGGATCAAGGTTTAGCTTATTCACACCAGGAGTCAGACCCGGTCAGCGATGGCCGGAGTCACAACCTTTTTGACCTTATCCGGATCCACCGTTACCGCGATCTGGACGACAACCTGAAGGAGAAGACGCCTGCCAACAAGCACCCAAGCTATCTCGCCATGCTGGAGTTTGCTTCCAATGATTCGGAAGTTAAGAAGGCGAAGCTATCGGAACTAATAGATGAATTTGACGAACTAGAGCTTGAAGAGGACGACGACTGGCAAGCCAAGCTGGACACTCACAACAAGACCGGTGACGTTCTGCCAACGGCCAAAAATGCGGAGTTGATCCTTCGGAACGGGGAGTTTAAAGGTGTACTAGGTTATGACTCCTTTGGCAATACCGAAGTCATCCGCGGAGCTTTGCCGTGGCGAGGGCGTGAGCGACCACATAGGAGATACGAGCCGTGGTTAGGGGCTGATGACAAGCGGCTACAACACTATTTTGGTAAACGTTACGGATTTTCAACGGCTTCGACCATTCAGAACGCGTTTACGGAGGTTGTTCATATGAATAAATTTCACCCCATTAAGGAATTCATTGAAGGCGGAAAGTGGGACGGCGAGAAGAGAGCGGAACGGATCTTCATTACTTATTTAGGGGCTGACGACTCCCATTATGTACGCCAAGTAACCCGGAAAATGCTACTGGCAGCTGTTCGCAGGCTGTATGAGCCAGGCTGTAAATTTGATCAAATGCTTGTACTTGTCGGGCCACAAGGAGCCGGGAAAAGCAGCATTTTGGCAAAGCTGGGCCGGGAATGGTTCAGCGATTCCTTACGAACTTTTGAAAACAAGGAAGCGGGAGAGCATTTGCAGAGCGGTTGGTTGTTCGAGATTGGGGAGCTGTCAGCCATGAAGAAGACAGAGGTCGAAGAGGTCAAAGCGTTTCTATCTAAAACGGAAGACCGCTATCGGGTTGCTTATGATCGTCAGGTGTCGGATTTCCCGCGTAAATGCGTGTTTTTTGGAACCACGAATACTAAGGAGTTTTTACGTGACACGACCGGAAACCGGCGGTTTTGGCCCGTTGAGGTAGTGCCGGATCGAGCTGAAAAAAGTCATTGGGACGATATGGGCGATTACGAGGTAAGCCAAATATGGGCAGAAGTATTGTGCTGGTACAAGGCGGCGGAGGCTTTGGAGCTTGACTCCAAGGCAAGGAAAGCGGCAGAAGAGCAACAAGCGGCACATCTAGAGACGGATTCTCGCGAGGGGATTATCCGCGATTGGCTGGATGCTGAAGACTTTGACACCTCCGGGGAATCTATCGGACAGCGGCAGCGCGTCTGTGCAGCCCAGGTATGGACCGAGTGTTTAGGCAATAAAAAGGGTTCTATGCAGCCCTGGGATGCTAAACCTATTCTTGATATTTTGAATAACTCACCAGGTTGGGTGCGAAGAAAAAACAGAGCGAAAGTACCCGGCTACGGATTACAAACTGTATTTGAAAGGGATGAATTTTAAGGTAACAGTAAACCGGTATCAGTGGGGGTATCAGTGAAAATTACTGATACCTCAAAAGTAACAGTGGTAACAGTAAAGTAACAGTAAATTTGGAATTACTGATACCGCCTCAACGCTGTCATACCAAGGGTTTGAGGGGGTAGGTAACAGTAATAACAGTAAATATACCCTAAATCTATAAAAATAGTATATAGAGGGGAAATAGCGTATATAGCACGCCTAAACCGCGATCCCGCGCACATAAGGGAATTTTACTGATTTACTGTTACTTGACCAGAAAGGAGTTTACAATGCTGGAATCAAGTTTAGAGAAACGTTTGGTACGTGACGTTGAGAAAGCAGGGGGGCTTTGCTGGAAGATCGGTCAGAATGGAAAGCCAGATCGGATGTGCCTCTTGCCGGACGGAAAAGCGGTGTTCGTGGAGATGAAACGACCTGGCGAGGAGCCCAGGCCATTGCAGAAGAAAATGCACCGCCGTTTGAGAAGCTTAGGCTTCACGGTCGAGGTGATTGACTCCCAAGAGGGGATTGAGGTGTTCATCCGTGAAATTCGTACCGCATCGCTATCAGGATTACGCGATTGACAAGGTGATAGATACCGAGGCGATTGCCTTGCTGCTAGAAATGGGTTTAGGGAAAACCGTAATCACATTGACAGCACTGGAACGCTTGCTGTTCGACCTGTTTGATTCGGAGCGGGTGTTGATCATCGCACCGTTGCGGGTGGCTGAGGACACTTGGGCCAGAGAAACCGCCAAATGGGATCACCTGCAACATTTGCGAATCTCGAAGGTGTTGGGGCCCAAGACCAAACGCGAACAAGCACTGGAAGCCCCAGCTGATTTATATATCATCAACCGTGAGAATGTCCCCTGGCTTGTCAGTCATTACGGAAAGCACTGGCCGTTTGATACAGTGGTCATCGACGAGTTAAGCAGCTTCAAGTCAAGTAAGGCCCAGCGCTTCCGGGCACTACGTAAAGTCCGGCCATTGATTCGTCGGATCATCGGCTTGACTGGAACACCAGCCCCAAACGGTCTGCATGATTTATGGGCGCCAGTGTACCTCTTAGATCAAGGGGAGCGACTAGGTAAGACAGTCACAGGCTTCCGTGACCGGTACTTTACGCCAGGTCAGCGCAACGGCCACGTCGTTTACGAGTGGAAAGCTAAAGAGGAGTCAGAGCAGCGCGTTTATGATGCTATATCTGACATAACCGTGTCGATGAAAGCCGAAGATTGGCTTGAATTACCCGAGAAAGTGGAACGTACCGTTCCGGTGCCACTGACTCCCGCAGCCCGTGACCTATACAAGAAGCTTGAAAAGGATCTGCTGCTAGAATACGAGGATGCGGACGTTGTAGCTACTACAGCAGCAGTACTCTCCAACAAGCTGCGACAAATGGCAAGCGGCGCTGTTTATGACGAGGATCGAGGTATCAAAGAGATTCACACCGCCAAGCTGGACGCATTGGAGGACATCATAGAAGCGGCGAACGGCAAGCCGATCATGATATTTTACGAATTTAAACATTCGCTTGCCCGCATCCAACAACGTTTCCCGCAAGCGCGGATCCTTCGCAAAGGTGCTGACGGGAACGAAGATATCAGGGCCTGGAATAATAACGAAATTCCGATTTTGCTACTACATCCACAGTCAGCAGGGCACGGTCTCAACCTCCAGGAATCGAGTTGTCAGACGGTTGTCTGGTATGACCAAATCTGGAGTTTGGAGTATTACCAGCAAGCTAATGCCAGGGTATACCGGCAAGGGCAAACTAGACGAATCGTTGTCTTGAGACTGGCAGCTGAAAATACGATGGATGAAGAGACGGTGGCAGCTCTGGAGCGCAAAGAAACCGGCCAAGAGGCGCTAATGCAGGCGGTTAAAGCTAGAATCGAAAGGGTGAGAAGATGAAAGCACTATTAGGCATTGCGGCATTATTAATAGCCTTTGTAGCCGTAGCGTGCGTAATCGCTGGGGCTCTAGCGGAAAGGATGAAAGAGCAATGAAAAGACTCATAAAACCTGGATTGTGTATGAGGTGCAATTCTACTTTGCCAGCTGAGGATGAAGAGATTTTATGCGATTCCTGCAAGCCTTCTGACAACATTAACCATCCAAACCATTACACTACGGGCAAGGTTGAGTGTATAGACGCGATAGAAGCAGCAACCGAAGGATTAACCGGCATACAGGCCGTATGTACAGGTAACGTGATTAAATACGTTTGGCGCTGGCGGCGTAAGAACGGAGTCGAGGATTTACGTAAGGCCCGCTGGTACTTGGATAAGTTGATTAAGGAGGTTGAGGAACGATGACCGTAACCCGTTATTACTTAACCGAACAGGAGCGCATATATGCTGACAACAATCAGTTACACTTGATTCCAGCAGCTGACCAGCGGAACCCGGAAGAACTATCAGAATTCATCCCGGAAAAACCTCCTGAGCGAGTGTATACCGGTAAATATGCCAGACTGACTAAAAAATACTTGATTGAGCAACTGGCTACTGGAATTACGGTTCGGCAGTTAGCTAAGAAGTTGGGCATGCCGAGAGAATCGCTTAGCAGCAAGCTATTTGAATATGGAATCACGGAGGAGGTTGTGAGGGGTCATGAACAAACAAGAGATTGCTAAGGTAGCTGCCGAGTTGGCATTGGATTTTTACAAGAAGGAGCAGGAGCGACAGAATAAACTTAAACGGGATCGCCGGCTACGGAATACAAAGCTGCTGCTTCGTAATTATCGCAAGTTCAAGATTCACTGTGAGGAGAACACACAAAGCCTAAAAGTGCTACAAGACCCGAACTCTCTGGAGCATATAAACATTGACGAATTAGTTATAGAGTCGATTATCAAGAACAAAGAGCGTACTGCTGCCATGATCGCTTACGTTGATCGGATGATTGATATATATCGAGTGATGGCTGAGAGATCGAGTAAGCCGGAGGACTTGCGGAGGTTTAAGATCATGCATGATTACTACATCGCGGAAGAAATTATAAACGCCGAAAACATCGCCGCATGTCACTTTATAGATAAACGTACAGTGTACAGGGATATAAATAAAGCCTGTGAAGCCTTGTCCAGCTTGATATTTGGAGTTGATGGTATTCGTATGATCGTTTAAATCGCATGACACTAACGTGTCGTTTACGGCGTCATTTCTAAAATGTTATTATGATAGTGTGAAAAATTATGTTAACGGGAGTCTTCCTTTGCGGAGGCTCCTGTTTTTATGCAAAGAAAAAAGACCAGGCACGAGACCTAGTCTTTAATCTACCGGTGTTTCCGGATTTGTTTTTATTTTAACAAATAATGGATGTGGTGTAAATCATGTTTAAAAAACATTTTGCTGGTTGGATCAGTTATCGTCACGGCATTTGCTGGGGGATTAGCCGGGATCGTAAGGATAAGCGGACGGGAGTTATTAAGCGTGGAGGTGTCGTGAAGTGATTGCCATATGCAATGCAGGATGTCAGCAGCAATTTCAGCATAACGGAAATAAAGTACTCAGATTACCTGGTGGGGTAGAAAAGACTTACTTTGCTTGTCCGCATTGTCAGCATGAATATGTGTTGTATTATACGGACGCTGAAATCCGCAAACTGCAAAAGCGAATTCAGAAGACGCTTGCCAAGAAAGTTAATCCGAGCTTGAAGTCTTCAGCGGCTATTACTCAGGAGAAACGAATCCAGCAGCAAGTCAATGAACAGAAAAAAGTGATTGCTGAAAAGATGGCTGCTTTACGGTTACGGATCGAACAATGATTCCGGTATATAAAACTCCTGAACAGAAACGAAAGTTTTACGATGGCAAAGAGTGGAAGCAGCTCCGTGAAGAAGCGAAGGACCGTGACAATCATGAATGCCAAGAGTGCAAGCGTAACGCATCGGTTGGCATTGATACAAACGAATACAGCGAAAAGGCAGGGCGAAAGAAGATCGCCTTAGTAGTTGATCATATCAAGGAGCTAGAAGATCATCCGGAGTTAGCTTTGGAGATAGATAATCTTGAAACGCTATGCGTTCGCTGCCACAACGTAAAGCATGGGAGAGTCTTTGTTCCGAATGTGAATAAGTGGGCAGCAGATGAAAGGTGGTAGGATGATGGTTGTGAATATTTGTTGCGAATGCAATAAGTGGATAAGGGGACAGGTGGCTAAAGATGGAGTGTTGTGTGATGAATGCAAAGGGAAAGGCGGGATTGAATTGTACGTAAAGAAAGCTATTGAAAAAAGATTGCTTGATATACAGAATAAAGAATCGTTTTTAAGAGATGGACTTAATCATTTAACAGAACAGCTAAGGATAGGGGAAGCAAATCTTGATACGTTGTTGGAGGAAAAGAAACAACTCAAGGAATTCTTAAGAGATAGTTGACATACCCCCCGGGTCTAAGGTTTTAAGGAATCTCCTAGGCCGGGCACCGGTGCGGGGAGTCGACTGTCGAGTTTTTTAGCCGTTTCGCGCGTTTATAGTTAATTGGGAATTAATAACAAATAGGTTTTGTGGAGGGAGGGAGTAAATTTGGATGAGTCCGAAAGGGAGAAATTGAGGAAGCAGATCGAGCGGGACCTCAAAAAGCAAATGAAACTTAACAGCACGACGGCGAAATACCACGCCGACCTGGTTCAGGACTACTTGGCGCTGTGGGATCTGAAAAATGAATTGTTGGACGATATCCGAGACAGCGGGATTAAGGTGTCCGGGATGCACGGTCCCAAAAGTAACCCGTCCATTACCGACCTCCACAAGACAAATGACCGTATGCTCCGTATACTCGAAGCCTTGAACTTGAACGTGCCAAAAGCGGAAATCATCAAGCCTGACAAGACTACGAAAAATGACCTGATATGATCAATCAGAAATACGTCAATGAGTATATCGAGTTATACCGCAAAGGCAAAATCAGGTTAAACGAGGAACGGAAGCTGCTAATTGAATATTTGGAACGGGATGTGTTATCCCGTGACGATCTATATTTTGATGACGAAATGATTGAGAACTGTATCAAGTTTGCGGATAAGTGGTATTTCCCACTTCAGCCCTTTCAAAAGTTCTTGATTGCTTTCGTTTTTTTATTTTATACGGGCTCACGCAAATTGTTTTACCGGCGTTTTCTTTGGATGCTGGGCAGGGGAGGCGGTAAGAATGGTCTAATCTCTGTTATCAGCCATTTTTTAACCAGCGAGCTACATGGAGTGAGAGGGTATAATATTTCAGTCGTCGCTAACTCCGAAGAACAGGCTAAGACGTCCGTTGAAGAGGTTGGCGAGGTCGTTAAGCTGTACCCGACACTGCAGAAGCATTTCAAGGCAACAGCGACCCAGGTCCTGAGTAAGAAGACGAACAGCATTTTCAAGTTTCGGACATCAAACGGGAATACTAAAGACGGCCTGCGGGATGGTGCGGTTGTCTTTGATGAGATTCATTACTTTGAAGATAACCAAAATGTGAGGGTCCATATATCTGGACTTGGTAAGCGGCAGCCACCAAGGGAATTTTACATCGGCACAGATGGTTACGTCCGGGATGGCTTTCTTGACAAGATGAAAGAGCGGGCGAGGAAAGTCCTTGAAGGTAGTGCAAGGGCTAATTCGATGTTCCCTTTTATCTGTAAGCTGGACAAGGAAGAAGAAATTGACGATCCGGCCAATTGGGAAAAGGCCAATCCAATGTTGAGTGAGCCCCGAAACGAATACGCTCAAGGCCTATACGAGACAATCCAGGAAGAGTACGAGGATTTAATAGACGATCCGTCCAACCGCGAGGAATTCATGACTAAGCGCATGAATCTCCCTCTGACGGATCTGGAAAAGTCAGTAGCGAAGTGGGAAGAGATTGCAGGCACAAATCAACCTCTGCCTGACCTTGAAGGTCAGGAGTGCATTGGGTGCTTGGACTTCGCCCAAATCCGGGACTTTGCTTCTGTCGGCCTGGTATTCAAGCACGATGGTAAGGTTCCGTTCATAACCCATTCGTTTACCCGCAAGGAGTTCGTGGACAAGTATTACGGCTATTCCCGGCTTAACGTTGACGATAAGGAGAAATTCGCTCCAATCAAGGATTGGGAGTCCAAAGGACTGCTGACAGTGCTGAACGAGGAAATGATTAACCTGGAGCATATCGTCAACTGGTTTGTTACGATGCGTCTGAAATACAACATCAAGAAAATTATAGGCGATAATTACCGGATGGAGATGTTAAAGCCAATGCTTGAAGCCGTAGGGTTTGAGGTTGAAGTCATTCGCAGGCCGGAGGCGATTCACGGACTCTTGGCTCCCCGCGTGGAAATGTATTTTTCCAAGGGAATGTTTGTATGGGGTGACAATCCTTTAATGCGCTGGTATACCAACAACGTCCTTGTCACGATCAAAAAAGATGGGAACAAGGTATATGGGAAGAAAGAGCCGATCCGCAGAAAAACAGACGGTTTTCAGGCGCTGGTATGCGGGCTGTATCGGATTGAGGAATTGAGCGAAGGCAGCATTGACGATGCGCTGGATGCGTTAGATGCCTTGAACTTCTAAAGGGGGTGAGTAAAACGGAATGAAATTTTTGGAGAGCATACTCCGGCGAAATAGTGAGCTTGAGTCCATGTTTGATCTTGACCTTATTTACGACTTGTCCAGTCGCCCGTATCTCAAAAAAATGGCGCTAGAAACGTGTATCAATTTCATTGGGCGAACGATCAGCCTCAGCGACTTTAGGATTGTCGAGAACAAGAAGCGGGTATACGATGATTGGAATTATCTGCTCAATGTACGACCTAATACCGATCAATCAGCAGCCGAGTTTTGGCAACAGCTTGTGTATCGGTTGATATACGACAATGAAGTTTTGGTCATCTTATCAGATCGTAATGACTTGCTGATTGCTGATAGCTTCAGCCGGGTGGAGTACGCCGTTTACCCTGACACCTTCAAAGAAGTTACGGTCAAGGATTACACATTCAAGCGCACGTTCCAGATGGATGAAGTCATCTACTTAACCTATAACAATGAAAAGCTCACACGGTTTTTAAATGGCTTGTTTGAGGACTATTCCAGCCTATATGCCCGAATGCTAGAGACTCAGAAACTGAACAATCAGATCCGGGGAACAGTCGGAATTGATTCAACACAATCCCTTAATGATGACCAGCGAACCCGATTGCAGGAATTTATTGATAAGCTCTTTACTTCCTTCAAAAAAAATGTCATCGCTCTGGTCCCCAAGCTTAAGGGCTTTGAGTATGACGAGGTGAACAACGGATCGAATAACGGTAAGTCGATAGACGAGCTTACGAAGCTAAAACGTGACATTACAAACGAGGTTGCTAATATCATCGGTATCCCTAGCACCTTGATACACGGGGATATGTCGGAGTATGAAACAGCGATTAAGGCTTATAACAGATTTTGTGCAGCTCCACTCCTTAAAAAGATTCGAGATGAACTGACGGCCAAACTGATACCCAAAGCCGAATATATGGCAGGAAAGCGAATCAGTATTCACGGTGTGATTGAATCGAATCCGCTGGAGCTGGCTAATGCAGTGGACAAGCTTCGCGCATCCGGCGTTTACAACGGCAATGAAATCAGAATTAAGTTGGGGGATGAGCCAGTGGACAATCCAGCTTTGGATGAATACGTGATGACGAAAAACTATCAAGGTGCTGCTAGCTCAATGGAAGGGGGTGACGAAGAGAGTGAGCAAAATGACAAAACTTGATTTTCTAAAAACGTTCAAGAATCAAGCCTACTTACAGCAGCTGGAGAAGATCGAACGCAAGTTTGAGAGTCGATACAATGAGGCTGACGACACGACCGAGATTACGATTTACGGTCTTATCGGTGATTGGTGGGGGGAATCAGTTTCTGCTTCCGACATTGACAATGTGATTAAAGATGCAAAGGGCGATTTGTTGATTAACCTTAATTCACCGGGCGGGGATGCCTTCGATGGGATAGCCATTTACAACCGGCTCAAAAAGCATAAGGGAAAGGTGACCATCCACGTTGACGGCTGGGCCTGTTCCGCAGCATCGGTTATCGCAATGGCTGCCGATGAGCTGATTATGGGCTTAGGCTCCATGTGTATGATTCATGAGGCTAGCAATATCGTGTGGGGAACTAAGACACAGATGCGCAAGGAAGCCGATGTATTGGACGAGTTGGAAGAAGGAATCATTGACATCTACATGACCAAGGCCAAGGTGAGCCGCGAAGATATCCGGGTGGCGGTGGACGCTGAAACCTGGTACAGCGCACAAAAGGCGGTTGATATCGGGTTTGCTACAGCGGTAAGCGGTGATAACGGTGACGAGAAGGAAAATGAAATTGCTGCGCTTCGCACCCAACTGGCAGACGCGCATAACGAAATACAGCAGTTAAAAAACAAGAAGGAACCTGAACCGATTGCGGCAGCAGTTGGACCACGGTTCTATTTTTAATTCCAAAATAACGGAGGTACAATCATGACAATGAAATTGAAGGGTAAGATGGAAAACTTCGAGGCTAAAAAAGCCGCGTATATGGAGCTTGTGAGGGAAGGCGCTGACGCTAAAGCCCAGGCCGAAGCGTGGACTGAAATGCAGGATGCCCTTGTTACAGATCTGACGGAGAAAATCTCTGCTCATGTGCGCAACGAAAACATTGACAGTCAAATTCTTTCCTCCCGAGGTCAAAACGTACTGACTTCTGAGGAAAAGAAATACTTCAACGAAGTTATTGAGTTTGGCGGCTTTGACGATGATTCGATTCTTCCTGTGACTACGCAAAACCGGGTATTTGAAGACTTGGTTGCTGCTCATCCACTACTGGATGCAATCGGTCTGCAAGACCTTGGGGCAGTAACACGCTTTATCTATTCTGATGCGAACAAAACCTATGCTTGGGGTAACCTGTTTGGTCCAATCAAAGGACAAGTTAGCGCCGCGTTCCGCGAGGAGCAAATTGGGCAGCTTAAATTGACCGCATTTGCCGTAATCCCAAAAGACATGCTGGAGTTGGGACCTGAGTGGGTCGAGCGGTATGTCCGCACGTTGCTGGTGGAGTCGTACAGTGTTGGTCTGGAGTATGGTTTGGTCAATGGTCGCGGACCTGCTCAAAGTGAGCCAATCGGCCTCACAAAAGACGTGGCTCCTAACGGTGCTGTCACGGACAAAACATCCTCCGGGACGTTGACATTCGCGCCTTCCCAATTTGGCGAAGTGGTAGCCGGTGAATTGCATGACGTAATCAAAGCGTTGTCCACTGACGCAGAGGGCAAATCCCGCAAGGTACTAAACAAAGTGGTTATGGTCGTCAATCCGGTGGATGCTATCAGCGTGCAATTTAGAAACACGATCCAAACAGCGAATGGTCAGTGGGTAACAGCTCTTCCTTATAACATTCGCGTTGTTGAGTCGGAAGAAATTCCAGTTGGCAAGGCGCTGTTCTTTGTTCAAGGCGAATACCTTGCTATCTTGGCTGGTGGATACAAAGCCAATAGGTTCGACCAGACGCTGGCTATTGAGGATGCCATGTTATACACCATCAAGCAATTTGCCAATGGTAAGCCTAAAGATAACAAGGCCGCTCTGTTGTATGACTTGAATATCCAATTCAGTACCAACGGACCAGGTGGAGATGACGAAGAGACTCCTTAATAGGGGTTTCTTCTTTCTTTAGGAGAGGGGGAGAAAAATGTCCGAATCCTACAAGGTAGTACGCAGATTCCGGGACCAAGACGGCCGTGTCTATGAGATTGGGGACGTTTACCCTGCTGATGGTCTAAGAACCACGAAAAAACGCATCAAGCAGCTATCGACCACAAACAACCAGTATGGTCAGGTGTACATTGAAAGTGGTGAATGACCATGGATGATGCAATAACGCCGCAAATCGTTGCTGAATTTATGGCCAGGATGCACTTGGACGATGAAGAAGACGGCAACCTGGAACGCATCCTTAAGGCTTCATATAGCGATTTAAGACGGATTTGCGGTGACTATGAACTTGCTGACGAAGTATTTAAGGAACTGGTCTTTGAACGGTCCCGGTACGCTTATAACGATGCGCTGGAGTATTTTTATACGAACTTTTTGACGCAGATCAATAACCTCAACATCAGTAAGGCGCTAGAAGGTGATCCGGATGAATCCGAATAAGTACAACGCCAATAGTCACAGCGGAAGGTTTAACAAGCGTATTGGGATATGGGGGCCAACGGTTACACAGGACGAGATCGGCAACGAAATCGAAACGTTTGGTGAAATCATGAAATTGTGGTCGATGGTCAAAACGGTTAAAGGCTCAGAATACATTGCAGCTGCACAAACTCAATCTGAAAAAACAGTTCGGTTTGTTGTCCAGTATTCAAAACGGCTGGAGCGTCTCTTTGATGAACATAAGACGAACATCGTAATCGAGTATAAAGAAAACATGTATAGAGTTGTGGCACCGCCGATCAATGACGATGAACTGAACAAAACCTTCACCATTATTACTGAGGGGAGGCTTTGAACGGATATGGCTAAAACGATAAGCATAGACAGCTTAGCAGCAGAGATCGCAAACGCAGTCAAAGAGTACACGGAAGATGTAACAGCCGGAATTGAAAAGCAAGCGGACAAATCATCAAGAACGATGAACAGGGAGATTCGTAACGCCTCCCCAAGAAAAACAGGCGAATACGCGCGTGGCTGGACACGCAAGAAGTTTGGAACAGGCGGAGTAATTAGTTACGTCACCTATAACAAAACCAAACCTTGGCTTACACACTTGGCTGAGAAAGGACATGTCAAGCGCGGCGGCGGGCGTGTTGCAGGAAAACCGCATATTCGGCCTGCAGCAGATCGGGCGGTCGCTGAATTTGATAGGCGAGTCCGGGAAATCATCCGGAACGGAGGGTGATTATGACACAAGCAGAACTGCTGCAGGAATTAAGAGCAATCGGGTATCCGGTTGCTTATTCACATTTCAAATCATCCCCATCCCCTCCGTATCTTGTGTATTTGTTTGCTTATGGTAATGATTTAATCGCCGATAACCAGAACTATGCTGAAATCAGTAATTTCCAGATTGAGCTATACACGGAAATCAAGGATTTAGCAGCTGAGAGAGCTGTGCAAGAGAAATTGAAAGAACTTAGACTGCCTTATCGCAAGTCTGAAAGCTGGATTGAAGGCGAAGGTTTATTTCAAATCATGTATGAAATACAACTCATAGGAGGATGAACAAATGTCTCAAAATAAAGTAACTTTTGGTCTGGAACGTGTCCACCTTGCATTTTTGAATGAGAACGGCAACACTCCAACTTGGGGGACGCCGATCCCTATTCCCGGTGCCGTCCGCTGGACACCTACTGCACAAGGCGAGGCCAGTACGTTTTACGCTGATAACAATGCTTACTTTAATATCACTGCAAATAATGGATACACAGCTGAACTTGAAATGGCGTTGGTTCCCGATGAAGTGCAGGCCGAAATGCTGGGCTGGATTATTGATGACAATGGAATGCTGGTTGAAATATCCGATGCAATTCCGAAAAAATTTGCGCTGCTTGGGCAGATTCTGGGCGATCAGCGTAATCGTAGGTTTGTATATTACGATTGCCAAGCTAGCCGACCAGCTAAAGAGCGTACAACCAAAGGCGAATCCGTTGAAGTGGCGACAGATGTGCTAAACATAACTGTATCGCCAATCGAACTAGATGGGATCCGAATGGTAAAAGGAGATTTGGAACAGAGCGCTACGAATGTAGCAGCTTACAACAGCTTCTTCGATTCCGTTTATATCCCTACTATCGGGGGAAATGGCGGTGAAGAAGATTGAGAGAAATCAAAATCGGAGAACAGACCGTAAGGATTAAAGCAGCTCCGCTAGCGCTGCTCTATTACAAACAAGAATTTGAGTCTGACTTGTTGGGCGACTTGACTAGTCTCCAAACGTTAAAGGAAGATCCAACTAAGATTGACACGGTGCTGCTCCTGCAAATGGTTTGGGCTATGGCAAAATGTGACGCTTATAGTCTTCAAAAGGAACTCCCATCCTTCTTTGAATGGGTGGGCTCCTTAGAATCCATTGATTTCAACGAATTGAGTAACTTCGTGGGTATCTTGGAGGAAGCCGAAAACGGCTTTTTTCGTTCCGCTGGAGGAACAAAAGCGGCGAAAGCAGAAGCGAAGTAACCCTAAATCATTTGAAATTGAAATCCTTGCAGCAGCTAAAAAAATGAAGCTTAGTTTTCATGAATTAAACGAGTTCCGCTTGCGGGACTTTTTTGAATTTGCGGACGCTTATGCAGGTGAATCGAACGAGCCACAAGAAGCCACACAAGCCGATATTGACGCATTCTACGGAGGATAGGGGGATTAGGGATGGCGGAAACAATTCGCGGCATTAACGTAGTCATTGGAGCGGAGACAACCGGGTTATCTAAAGCCCTATCCGATGTAGACAAAAAGAGTAAAGACATTCAAAAGGAACTTAAGCAAGTCGAAAAACTGCTGAAGCTAGATCCGACAAATACGGAACTGTTAGCACAAAAGCAGCAGCTACTTGCAGATGCCGTCCAGCAGACACAGGAGCGCTTGAATCGGCTACGGGATGCCCAACAACAAGTTAATGAACAGTTTGCGCGGGGTGAGATCAGTGAAGGGCAATACAGAGCTTTCCAACGGGAACTTGAAGGAACAGAGTTAAAACTAAAGAATCTCCAAAGTCAACTTGGCAAAACACGCATCGACTTTGAAAAGCTTGGCAAGTCAATGCAAAATATTGGTCAAGGAATGAAAAATGTAGGGCAGTCGCTGACAAAAGCGGTGACTGCCCCTTTACTTGCCCTGGGTGGATTAGCGACCAAGGCTTCCGTAGACTTTGAATCGGCCTTTGCGGGTGTTCGCAAGACTGTGGACGCGACCGAAGAAGAATTCGCCGTGTTTCGGAAGGGCATGCGCGACATGGCTAAGGAGATTCCAGCCGCTGCTACTGAAATAGCGAGGGTTGGGGAAGCCGCGGGGCAGCTTGGTATCCAAAATGATGCCATATTAGGATTTACCCGCACCATGATTGATATGGGCGTGGCAACCAATATGAGCAGTGATGATGCTGCCATGGCTTTAGCTCGTTTGGCGACTATTACCCAAATGAACCAACAGGACTTTGACCGTCTTGGCGCAACCATCGTTGACTTGGGTAATAACCTGGCGGCTACGGAGTCTGAGATAGTAGAGATGGGCTTAAGGCTGGCAGGGGCCGGGGCTACGGTAGGCATGACGGAAGCGCAAATACTAGCCTTTGCCGGTTCGTTGGCAGCTGTTGGTATTAATGCGGAAGCTGGGGGTACAGCCTTTAGTAAGCTGATGATCAACATTGCTAATTCGGTAGCTATGGGCAGTGATGACTTGGCAGGGTTTGCACAAGTCGCGGGTATGACCTCTGAAGAGTTCGTAAAAGCGTTCGAGAAAGATGCAGCAACGGCAATTGTGGCCTTTATTGAGGGCTTAGGCAAAATCAACGAGACAGGCGGCAATACGTTCAAGGTCATCGAAGATTTAGGACTTTCTGAAATTCGTCTTCGGGATGCTCTTTTGCGGGCTTCCGGTGCTGGCGATGTTATGCGTAAATCCTTGGAGTTGGGGAACAAAGCTTGGGAAGAAAACGTTGCGTTGACCAACGAGGCTGAGGAACGTTATAAAACGACAGCATCCCAAGCCCAAATCTTCAAAAACCGCTTAGTTGATATTGGCATAACATTGGGCGATGCATTAGTACCAGCTCTCCTGAAATTGCTAGATTCCCTACAGCCTTTAATTACAAGAGTAGCACAGGCAGCGGAATGGTTTGCTGGCCTGGACGACAGCACGCGCGGGGTTATTATAGCCTTGGGGGGTCTGGCAATCGCTGCTGGACCTGCATTAATGATGTTAGGGTCTATGGTCAATAGCGTTGGTTCCATGATTATCACGTTTGGCAAGATTTCAACGGCTGTAACTAAGGGAGGCGGGATGCTTGCTACGTTCTCCAAAATAGCATCAGCTGCAGTAACCCCGATTCGTGCTTTGGGCACTGCGTTAGTTTTCTTGGCAACAAACCCGATTGGATTAGCTATTTCGGCCATTGCCGGGCTTGTGGCAGGGATAACGGCGTTAGTGAAGTTTTTGAGTAGGGATTCTCTTCCGGCTATTCAAAGCTTCGGAGATCAGGCGGCAGCGGCCACGGAAAAAGCATCAGGTAGCTTCAAAAACTTTCGATCCGGTACCGAGTCCGCATTACAGGACACGGCTAAGGCTGCTCAGACTCAAGGCGCTGCAATTGGCAATAACATTGCCGATGGGGTAGGAAAAGGCACTAAAAAGGCTAAGGATGCAGCCAAGGACAACATGAAACAGATGGTTGACACCTACAAGCAAAGTGTCGATGACATGAAGGAAATTGTTGACCGGAACACTGAAACCTTAAACCGGATGGGTGACGCGATTGTCAACGCATTAAAGAAGCAATATGACGAAGCCGAAAAAGCCCAATCTGACGCTATAGATTCCCGGATTGATGCCGAGAAAAAGGCATCCGATGCCGTCATTAAGCAATTTGATGATGAATTGCAAGCTAAACAGCGATCTTTAGATAAACAAAACGATGCCGAGAAAAAAGCTTCTGATGAGAGGTTGAAAATCTATGACAAGGAATATCAAGAAAAGCTCAAAGTCATAGATGAAGAAGCCTATCAACAGATCAAGGCTTTACAAGATCAAATAGATGCGATTGACGGGCAGACAGATGCTGAGGAAAAAGCGGCGAGAGAGCAGGAACATAACGCTAAGGTAGCCGAGCTCCAAAAACAGATAGCTGCAGCTGAGACAGCGGAAGAACGGGCCAAGATCCAAGCAGATTTAACCAAACTGCTTGCTGATTATGAACGCCAACAACTTCTGGAGCAGCGGAAGATGCAGAAAGACGCACTGAAAGAGCAAATTGACGCTGTGAAGGAAACGGCTACAGCCAAGAAAGACGCTCTTAAGGATGAAATAGACGCTCAGAAAGAGGCGGAGAAAGAGCGCCTTGCGGCTCTCCAGGAGTCAATCAAGGAAGAGAAGGAAGTCCTTAAGGAACGCTATGACGGCCTTAAGGAGCAGGAGCAAGAGCGGGTAAAAATCTTCACCGAAGGCTTGAACGAAGAGAAGGAAGCTATTAAGAAGCACTTTGAAGAGTTGAAGCAGGCAGAAAGCTTGCAGGCGGAAGCCCGCAGAATGCTGATTGAACAGAACAATGACGAAATCGTCAATCTCCTGGAAACCTATAATCCCAAATGGCAGGATGCTGGTCAGTCCTTTGCTGATAGCTTTAAAAACGGGCTGAACAGCGAGAAACAGTCCATTGCTGAAGCGGTAAGCCAAGCGGTGGATATCGCTCCAGCCATTGATAAGCAAGTGGCTGAGCTGGACCGGATGCAAGCAAAGCTGAAGGAATTGGAAGACGCTGCAAAAGGTTCTTCCACTGATACTGGTGGCGGTGGCGGTGGCGGCGGGGGAATCTCCGGATTAGCGCTTGATTTTGACAATGCTGCCTTATCTGCTGAGGAATTTGCGGATGTATTGGAGGGCCAAGTTGGTCCGGCCATGCGAGAAACAACGGAGGCTATGAGCGGATTGTCCGAAGAATCACTTCAGGCATTCGTAGGGCTAAACGACAAGGCCACAATGGAACTAAACCAACTTTACTGGTCTGGTGTGCAAATAACGGAGGACATGGCCGCGGAACTGGCTGACACCTATGCAGCTATGGGACAGGACATTTTAGCCAATCTGGACAGCAGCCACGCTGAACAACGTGCATCCTTAGAAAAGTTCCTTGATGGTAATAAAACATTGACTGATGAACGAAAAGAAGAGATGCTTCAGGATCTTATCAGTAAACAGGAACGGGAGCGGCAGGAAGTTGAAGATGGACAAACCCGGATATTTGAGATCCTATCCAATGCGCTTGACGATCAGCGCGGTCTTACCAAGGATGAGTACGAGGAAATCAACGGTATCCAAAGGACATTCCGAGATAGGGCGGTTGAAATCTACCGCGACTATGAGACGGAATCCAAAGCGATACTTGAAAGATTGAAAAATGACTCTTCTGAATTATCCGCGCAGCAGGCCGCTGAGATTGTCAAACAATCCAATCGCCAGAAAGAAGAGGCTATTCAAGCGGCTGAGGATCAATACAATGACATAGTTCGTTATGCGGTCCAGCAGCGTGATGAAACCGGGCAATTGTCTGCTGAGGAAGCAGACGCGATCATAGCAGAAGCCAAGCGGCAGCGGGATGAATCAGTAGCAGCAGCTGAGGATATGCAACAAAAAGTTGTAGCCGAAGCGAAGAAACAAGCGAAAGAGCATGTCGACCACGTGGATTGGGAAACCGGAGAAATTTATAGCAAGTGGGACATGTTTAAGAACAAAATGGGCACTGCCTGGAATGAAATGTGGAAAGATGCCAAGCGCAATGTTAACAACACTGTTAACGACGTAAAGAGCGGATACCAGGACATGAAAACCAAGGTCGATGAACACCTGAATGGTATGCGTATAGCTATCGAGGACAAAATGACATCCATTTCAGACGGAATTAAATCGGTTTGGGATGGGATCATGGACTTTTTCAGAAATTTAGATTTGAAACAGATTGGATCTGACATTATGCAAGGGTTGGCAGATGGTATTTCCAACACTATATCCAATGTTACCAATGCTGCTGGTATGATCGGTCGAGGAATTAAGGAAACGTTCACCGGAGCATTCCAAATTCAATCTCCTTCCAAAGTATCCGAGGGCTGGGGGAAAGATATTGGTCGTGGTTTGGAAATTGGCCTTGAAAAGTCCGTTGCCGGGATTAAGAGCCGAGTGGATGACCTTCACAATCGAGCAATTCCGGGCATTGACACACCGTTAGCCGGTGCAGGCGGGTCAACTGTCCAGCACATTAACTTTGACGGCCTGTTTAGTGGTGCAGTCCTGACGGTGAGAAATGATAATGACCTTCGAGAGCTTGGAAGAGAACTAGGCTTAACCGTCATGAAATCCAAGCGCGGAATGGGGGGATAGCAATTGAGCTTTATACTTGGCGGCAGGACAGCGCGGCAATTGGGGGTTGTCATGAAAGGCAGCTCCCAGCGTCCCATTCTGCCGGGCACAAATGATAAAACCTTGACGATCCCCAGTAAAAACGGGGCTTGGGACTTCGGGGCAGACGTGGGAACACGTCTTTTTTCTTTGGACCTGGCCTTTATCACGAAAGATTATGTCATGCTGCAGCAGGCTATAAGCAACTTTGCTGCTCATTTGGTGGACAGCTATGGGAAACCCCGGAAGCTGGAGCTCCGTTTCGATGCCCGGCCGGGCCAGCATTTTATTGTCCGGTACTCCGGAAACCTCCCCATTGAGCGCATAGCGGGATTTGGTCAGTTTACGTTGCCGCTGGTTGCCTTTGATCCATACGCACGAGATAACCGGGAAAGCCTGCTTGAAACTACGCTTACCACAAGTCCTTATGAGAGGATCATAGTTTCAAATGGAAACATCCGAACAGAGCCGGTAATTGTGCTTACTAATCAAGGCTCAACTACGATTACCAACTTCAAAATTACTAATGAATATCAATTGGAGTGATGAATGATGGCCGAATGCTTATTATCGAAGTCGAATTATTGGAAATTAGCCTGCTTGAATGCAGCTTTGCGCGGCGAAACCTTTACAGTACCGGAAACGGTCTATGTTGCACTGTATACCAGCGATCCCACACAAGCCGACACAGGCCAAGAAGTGGACGGAGAGGGCTATGCTAGGGTAGCCGTTACCTTTAGCGCACCAGTCATTTCCGGGCTTGTAGCAGTGACTAGTAATAGTACCGAACTGGAATTTCCGATTGCTGCAAACGGTTGGGGTCAAGTCACGCATATTGGGATCCGGGACGCGGCTACAGGGGGAAACTTGCTTTATCAGGGGTCTGTTGCCACTCCCCGAACCATTGAACCTAATGACCTTGTGAAGTTCCTGGAAGGCGCTCTCGAAGTCGAGGAAGGCTAATGTTTAACGGGGGCGCTTTTAACAGACTACCTTTTAACCGTATGACCGTTGTGTCTGTCGTATTTCTGTCAGCTGGCCTGGGCGGATCCGGAAGCATGTCGGCCACGGTAAACTTGGATATGACGGTTTCGGCTAATCTTTCCGGCAATGGTAGCATGGCAACCGATTTTGTTCGAGAGGTATTGTACAGGGCTGAAATGTCCGGCAGCGGCAACCTTGCACCAGTTCAATACATTCGGGAGCGACACTATGCTGTTAACCTCTCCGGCATCGGCAGTATGACAGGCAATATTAGCCGGTATCACATAGACGAGATCGAATTTGTTGGGGATTTTAAGCCAGGCGATGTAATTATTATTGATTCCAACACTTTAAAAATGACGCTCAACCGGGAAAACGCGCTGCGCTGGATGCGGGGCGATTTTTTTGACCTCAATCTTGGCAATAATCAGCTTACTTACACCGATGACCAAGGCAGCAGAACGGTACTTATGCGGGTTACGCATAGAGATAGATTCACGTAGGAGGTTTACATGAGGAAATCATATGTAACGATCTATGATTTACAGATGCATAAAGTCGCATACCTTGAGAACGCCAGCAACATTAGTTATGAAACACCTATGAACAGTTTGTGGACAACGAGCTTTGACCTGCCGCTGGATGATCCTAAAACCGAACACTGCCGGCCGTTCTACTTTGTTGAGATATGGGACGGATCCGAACGGCTTGATCTGTTCCGCATCCTCCCGCAAACCTCCCAAAGAAGCGCTGAAATCAGCCGTGTAAGGTACGAATGTGAACATGTCTTGGCTACGCTGCTTGACGATCTGATGTTTCAGTACCACACAGTTGGAAACCTAGGTTACCATACGGACCGGGTCATCCAATATGTCCTGAATCAGCAGTCCACCCCACGGTGGAAACTTGGGCGGGTAGATTTCAACTATCAATATGAATACAACTGGGAAAATACCAACCTTTTAGGCGGTCTATTTTCCGTTCCCAAGCCATTTGTGGACGAATATATGTGGACATGGGATACGACCTCTTACCCCTGGACGCTCAATCTGGTTCGTCCTAGTAATCAGGTTCAGGCTTACATCCGATACGGGAGGAATATGGAGGGAATCACGAAAGACGAAGACCCCACTAACCTTGTTAACCAAATATACGCCTTAGGTTATGGAGAGGGTATTAACCAGTTAACTTTTGCGGGCATTAACGGTGGCAAACCTTATGTTGAAGACATTGAATCACAGCAAAAGTACGGCTTGAAACGAACTGTTTTTGTGGATCGGCGTTTTGAATATGAAGAAACGTTACTAGCCAGATCCCAGGCGTTACTTGCCGAGCTTAAAGACCCAAGGATTTCCTACACGGTCGATACAACGGAACTTTATAACTTAACCCGTGATCCAATTGATAAATTCCGTACCGGATCATTGGTACGGGTGCAGGACCCGGACATAGGAGATTTTACAATCCGAGTAGTCAATGTTCGCAAGCCTGACTTGCGCGGGGAGCCGGGGGACGTAATATTGGAGATTGCCAATCGTCCACAGGATATAGCGGGCACGATAGCCGACCTGAGTAATCGCATGAAGATTGAAGAGGTCTATGCTCAGGGCGCGACTAACTATGATACACAAACCTTTGCGGATAACTGTGATCCTAACTATCCGGCGATTATTCGGTTTCGGATACCAGACGAGACGGCCAGGATTAATAAGGTGCTGCTGTCCTACCGATCGGAAGGGTTTCGGGCGTATAGCCGGGCGATTGAGTCAGCTCCAGCAGTTACTAGCGGCCCTAGCAGCCGGGAGACGACAGCTAGTGGAGGAGGAACAACAAGCGGTCCTAGCAGCAGGACAACGACGGCCAGCGGAGGCGGCACGACTTCAGGGCCTAGTAGTAGGACTACGACCGCAAGTGGCGGTGGAACAACGAGTGGGCCTAGTAGCGCCACTACTTCCCAGCCTGCGGGACACGCTAATTTGCAGACAGTTGCAGGAGCGGACTTGTGGGTTAGTGGTTCGTCATACCCTGTAGGTAATGCCGTACAATCGGATGGATTTCACACTCATGGTATTGATCCCGGCACATGGCTTATGACAGCTAATGGTAACCCTGTGCTGTTTCAGTATGATAGTATGCATGAACATAATCTCAGGAATCATGTTCATTTATATTCGACCATCGATCATGTTCACAATATGGCACACACGCACCAAATCAGTGCCCACACGCACGATATGGACCATACTCATACGATAGCAGCCCACACTCACAACATGGATCACACTCATACTATAGCGGCACATACGCACAATATGGATCATACCCATACTATCCCAGGTCACACGCATGGTATTGAGCACGGTATATTTGTTGGTCCTAGTCCTACTACTTTGGAAATTAGGGTGGATAATACCGTTATACCAATTACAGCAACGAACGGGGATGAGATCGACATAATCCCATTCTTAAGTAAAGACGGGGGAGGTAAAGTCCGGAGAGGCTGGCATGAAATAAGAATACGCCCCATCAATAGCTTGGGGCGTATCGAAGCATCTGTATTTAGTCAGGTGTTCGCTCAGAGTCGAGGCGGCGGGGATTATTGATCCCTTAAAAGTCTCTCGATGTCCGGTATATAGAAGTAGTTAAACCCTCCATTGCCCTTCATAGCTTGGATTTTACCGATGGAAGAGGTAACTTCTTTAGGTGTGAAGTATTCTTCATTCATTATGTCAGCATACCAGCTTTGCTCAAAGGTAACTTGGGGGTATTCCTTTTCTAGATCCGACATGCTTATCCAATCTGAATAAGTGGGTAAACCAAGGCTTTCTCCGATATCTGCAGGGTGATACCATTTTCCGTTAACTATTAAGAGGGAGTGATTGCCCGTCTCGTCTAGGTGTATAGTAGGTTCTGTTACATTTAAGGACTCCCAAAGTTTCAAAGGAAAAATAATATCGCTACCTGCTAAGGTAAGCTTTGTTTTACCGTCATCGGTTCCTTGTAATGAGGTGTTACCCTTGCCATTCCTGGAGTAAAAATCGTATAGATCATCATATGAAATCCATTCATCCATGTTAATTTCAGTCGCGTTCACTTTGGTTCCTCCTTTTGCGGGTTCTTTTATCGATCCAGCTTGTGGTTCATCCACAGGCGTATCCAAGGTAATCAACCGGTTACTATGCTCGTAATCTACATCATAACCCAAGAGGTTTGCAACCTCTCTTACTGGTAGGTAGCTAGTGCCGTCATAGACAAGCGGCTCAATCTCAACAAGCCCTTGACCGTCAATAGAGAGATTAAACTTTGCAAAGAGTGCTTGGACTTGCTGCGTAGTCGCTGCTAAGGCTGTACCGGCTGTGCCGATCATAAGGCCCGCAACGAGGCCGATAATCATTTTTTTCATTACATTATTCAACTCCATTTTTTGGATTAATTATACCATATTCTACTTAATTTTAGTTCATATGGTTTCACTATTTAGAAAGGGCTGATGACCATGGATTTTAAAGAAGCAAAAATGATTAAAGAGTCAACTGATAAGGCCAAGGCGCTGTTCGATGTTTTGTTGGCAGACTCTGAATATGCTCTTGAAGTAATTCCGAGGCGTAAAGATACTGTCATCAATACCGATCTTCTTAGTAAAGCGGGTTTCATCAATCCTAAACATATTCATTTTATCTCAGATCATTAAAGTTGCACTTCACGAATGAATCTGATCGGAGGTTTGATTAGCAATTCTGGTTTAGGTGAATTTGAAAATTCGCCGCTCCAGTATTTCTGTGCATAGTAAGCAGCTGTTAAGAAAGACGGATTCTTATAATCAAATATCAACCAAGCTGCATCTAATTCTATGTAGTTAGAGGGGTCAAACTCAATTTCCCAAAGTCTTTTTCCAAATGGGAAGTCAAGTTCGTCTCCCCATATCTTTACTACAGATAATTCTCTGGATGCAAAAACGGATTGGAATCGTGAAGTTCTATGAGGGAAATGCAATCGCCGTTCATATTCAAATACATTTTCAATATGCATTAACCTTACTTTCTTTTCATCCAATTCGTTACCCTGGCTGGCATAATATACGCTTCCTTGCCTTGACATACCTTCAGGATATCTTTCGGATACAATTTCTCCTAAAGCTGGAGGTTGAATATCATTGAGCTGATTTAAGTCAATAACGTCTCCAGCTTTATACTGCATTGTCCTATCAAAGTGAAATGCTTTCATAATTTTACCTCCCTTGTCTAAGAAGACTTGATTCGACATTAGGGAGGTTTTTCCTTTTACAAATTAAGAACAAGGAGGCAAACCATGGCACAATTACCCATGTATCCGGCAATCGCCAACAGCCCGCAGACTGAACTTGCCGAGGCAATAGACGCAACACAGACCACAATAACTGTAGTGGATCCGTCCGTGTTGCCCGATGGTCCGAACTTGGTCACGATCAACCCAGCAGACGAGACAGCCGAGACAATCCGATATGCTGCCATTGACGGCAACCAGATTACCGGATGCGAGAGAGGTTTTCAAGGCATGGCTCAGTCCTGGCAGGCCGGGACCAAGGCGAGAAGAGGGTATACGGCCTATGATCATGACACATTCAGGCATAATATTGATTTTTTGCAAAATGGTCTGACACAAACAGCAATCGACCTGGTGAACCACACGTTAGATAATGATAACCCGCATGGTGTTACCCCGGAACAGATCGGCGCAGAAACACCAACAGGCGCACAGGATAAAGCCAATCAAGCTGAAGCTAACGCAAAGGCTGCATCACTGCCTATAACCGGAGGGGAAATGTCAGGCAACATAGTTTTTGATAGTGATTCATCCGGTATACGTGGTCTTGATACTACCAGTCGTCAGATCATTACAGGAGGTCCCAATGCAAGTGCAGCATCTGGTGGTCGTATAGCGATAGAGGGGATGGATTTTGGAGGCAGCGGAGCCGGCGGCAATATAAGGATAATACCAGGTAGCGGAAAAGATGTCTTTATTGGTAACAACGCGGCATGGCATGGAGGTAATAATCCTTCTGGCGGCGTCTCTAATGGTTATCAAGTATTTGCAAGCGGTAAAATCATGCAATATGGAGGCGGTAATTACAGTAACGGAGACACGGTTACATTCCCTATTGCCTTTCCTGGAAATGTAAGGGCAGTAGTCTGTAGTACATCTGGTAGCCAATCCTTGGCTGTCCAAGCAGGGGTATATACGCCTACCTCATTTGTCGTTAACTTTGACGGAGGGTCCCGTAATATCAGATATATAGCATTTGGAGACTAAAGGAGGTCGGACATGCAATACTACGTAGATTTTGATGACACTGGCAATATAACGGGCTTTTACGTTGATGCGATTCATTCCAATATCCCGAAAACAGCTATTCCTATAACTGAAACAGAATGGGAATTATACAACGAGAATCATAAGCTATTCAAGCTTGACGGCGATAGGATCAGAGAAAAAACACAACAAGAGCTGGATGAAGAAGCATCAAGCCTACCCCCATCCACACCAATCCAAGGTGAGAGGATTGAAACGCTGGAAACTGAAAACGCCGATCTGTGGTATGACACGATGCTAAAGGATGCTAGGTTATCAGAGCATGACAATGATATAGCCGATCTATGGTATGAAATCATGACAGGGGGTGCTTGATATGTCAGCTTGGTTTGATCGTATTAAGAGGTTTTACGACCGTAATTTGTGGACATTGGAGCAAGTCAGGGACGGTGTCCGAACTAACACGATCACTGAAGCAGAATATAAGGAGATAACCGGACAGGATTATGACGATGGCTCTGCCGAATAGGTGGGGCCTTTACTTTATCTAAGGAGGGTTGAGCTTGAACATCAATAGGTACACTCCGCAAAATGGGCGGCATTTGACTGAGGATGGCAAGTTTGTCAATACCGCTGACTTGTTAAAGGCTATAGCCACCAACGTCCAAAGTATAGCCAATAACGGCGGCGGTGGAGGCGGAAGTCGGGCCAGTCATTTTCTTTACCCCGAATCTTTTGGGGCAACGGGTGACGGTGAGACAGATGACACCGCAGCCTTGCAGGAGGCCATAAATGAAGCGCAGGAAACGGGTAAGGTGCTATACCTGGGCGGTAACAAAGTTTACGCCATAAGCGACACTCTCGTTATCAGCGAGCCTATGACAATTGACGGAGCGGGCTCCTGGGAGACGTTCGATAACACTGACCGGCAGGGCGAACAACCTTACTTAAAGGGTACAGTCATCTTGGTCACAACGCATAATACAGATGCTATACGTGTTACAGCCTGCAAACGGACGGTCAATCTTCGCAATTTCGGCATTCTATTTAAAAACCAATTTTGGCAAACAGGCCACGGCATAACTTGCGTACCCCCAGCGGCCGGATCCGGTTATGATCACGGTCTTTTTTCTTCGGTATGGGAAAATATTCGTGTAGCCGGTCATGATGGCGATCATTACGCTTTCCATGTCATCAATGGTCTGTATAATACGTTTACTCATTTGAGGAGCTATGGGGGCGGCATTATACATCTAGACAACAATAGCGCCGAGGGTACGTCCTGGCACTATGGCAATACCGTCATTAACCATCCATACGGCATCTTGATGCAAGGGGGCAGCGCGGACGCTTATCGGCTTCAATCGACCACAGACAAGCTAAACTTTGTTACTATGATCCGCCCACAGGTTAACATATCGCAGATGTTACCCGGGCAAGGAGGCATGAGTCCGACTAACAACCAGCGGGCCGTCAATGCTGACTGGAACACGGCTAACTGTACAATCATTGACGGTGATTTCGAGGCAGACCCGGGTCTTGGGATCATCGATAACTGGTATGGTCATATGGGTTGGGACATCAATGAGGGTGGCTATCTAGGCTATACCCGCGAGCCGTACACCGACTTTGTCCCGGTATCCGGCCACCGCAACCAAAACCAAATGGGCAAGGGCGGTCAGATGTTAGGGCAGGTTACACTTAATCCAACGGAAGACGAACCAGCTATATTGACTGTTACTTTAGGTCCGGAAAGACTAGCAGAGCAAGGTAATGACACTGAGATTTACCGTATTTCACTGCCAGCTGGCTCACCTCCAGGGCAAGTTATGACTTATCCGTTTTACTGTCGAGCTGGTTATTACTATACGATAACGGTCACTAACGGCACACTTGGCAAGCTGATAAACACTAATCAACGCGGATGGGGATTAGGTAATCCGGGATAGATTCTAGACAAAGACCAATGACGGTCTTTTTTTTATTTGGAGGGGTCAGAATGGAAGCAGAATTACTAAAGGCCGCAGCATCACAGGGCATTTTTGCTGTATTGTTTATATTTTTGTTGTTCTATGTCATCAAAAAACAAGACAACAGGGACAAAAAGAATGAAGAACGTGAACAGAAGCTAATAGGAGCATTAGAACAAGCCCAGCGAAACAATCAGCAGCTGGCCCTTACAGTCCAGAAGTTGGCTGAAGATGTACAAGAGATTAATTACAAAATTGATTCTTGGGGGGTAAAGGCAAAATGATTAAAGTATTCATTGATCCAGGTCACGGCGGTAATGACCCCGGTGCCGTGGGGAATGGGCTGCAGGAAAAGGACCTAACTTTGCAGATAGCACTGAGGACGCGGGATATCCTTTATGCCGAGTACGATAACGTAAATATACTTATGAGCCGCACAGCAGATCAAACCGTTAGCCTGCAGGAGAGGACTAACGCAGCCAACGCTTGGGGAGCTGATTACTTCCTTTCTATTCACATCAACGCAGGCGGCGGCACTGGATTTGAAACCTTTGTGTACCCCGGCAGCGGCGCACCAACGACAATCGACCGTATCCATGTTCATGATCAAATCATGAACCGTGTTGACTTTACGGATCGTGGCAAGAAAACGGCGAATTTCCACGTTTTGCGCGAGTCCAATATGTCTGCCGTATTGACAGAGTGCGGGTTTATCGACCGGGTAGCCGATGCCGATAAGTTGAAGTCACCCGCCTTCATTGATGCTTTAGCGCGTGGACATGCTGTGGGTGTGGCAAGAGCCTTTAATCTGCCGATCAAACAAGCGTTCCCCGCGGAAAAGAAAGAAGAAGTATTAAAGCTTGTACAATGGCAGTGGAAAGACCTAGGGGACGCACTGAGTAACTTGTATCATTTGAGTGTCAGCGGCCAAGTAACCCCAGCCGTAATTACGGATTACACTTGGGCCGAGAAGGCATATAAAGGTCAATTAACTCACTCTGAGCTTGCTTGGCTAAACATGATCGTATTTGAAAGACGTTTGCAAGGCACTTTAAATCAGGAGGCTAAATAAAATGGAGAAAAAAAGATTGAGGAATTATGGATTTTGGACTGCGTTGGTCGCTCAACTGCTTCTAGTTGTACAGATTGGGGCTAAGCTGCTGTTTGATTATACGCTGACAGATGATTTTACAGCCGAGATTGTTTTGTTTGTTGATGCAATCCTTGTTGTGCTGGCTACGTTAGGGATCATTAGCAATCCGACCAAGCCAGACAGCAAGGGATTTAACTTATAAAGACAAGACCCCGCTTGGCCTTATGGCTGGGCGGGGGAAGATTTAACTATTTCGTTCCAGGTATCTAATAATTTTTCTTCTGCCTCTTCAAACGTTTTCCCGGAGTTGGTGAAGGTCTCCAGTCTATCGTCTGGTAACTGCAAAGTAAGAATTGCAACATATCCGTCATCAAAAGGCGTTACTGTTCCCGTTACCTCAATACCGTTTATAATCTCCTGCTTAATAACCATAGATTACCCCTCCCAATACACCAAGAATAGAATTTATTGGATAAATAGGCAATAGGAATTTTTGTCGATTTATGGCTGGGCGGGGAATGATTTAATATTTAATGGAGCGCAAACTTTGCTCTATTTGTCTCAATAGTTCAAAACGACTCGGAATCCCTGACTTTAACCCATCTTCTTCAAGCTCTAGCAACCTGTTGTTAATCAAAACGTCCAGTGCATCATCATGAGACAAAACAAACTCTATTCCCTGTAACTGGGCAATTCGCAATAATTCCTTATGGACTTCGCTATTAGGGTAAGTGGTGGTAATTGACAATGACTTGATTTTTTCATGCTGTTCCGTTGTAAGTTTTAAAGCTTCATCCATGAATAGTTATTCTCCTTCCGTCGTGAAAACATAAGCTGCTTCACAGCGATAGCAGTATCCTAATCTGGCTTGGGTGCCGTTAGCGAATTCGTAATTATTAAGACGGATTAGCTTGTAATCTACACTAGTGTCAGCCAAATACATATCTACCGATTCAGTTTCGTCCGAATGTTGACAGAAAAGCTCTGTTAATGGTGTATAGCGGATGTCCTTGACGTTACCGAATACCTCCCGTACAAACTCTTCATTATTCACGTTGGCCTACCAGCCTTCCTTTTCAATTGTATAGTAAATTTTATCACATAACTACTATAGCCGCACCTCTGGATTAATCCATAAAATCCGCCTTCTTTTTCATGCGAAGCATTTTATAGGCTTCGTTCAGAGCCTTGACCGCGTTAATAAGATCCGTACCTTTACGGTAATCGCATATTACGTCTAACAACATACACACGCCAACTTCTGGCGAGAATCGGTTTCCCTCTAGCTGCTGATGGTACGTGTTAATCAATTCATCGTCCATACCTACCTCCTATAAACTAACAACCTCATAGTCTCCAAGGCATGCGGCCAACTTACTGCCTGTCTCTCGTTACCATCCGGTGCGATAACCTTGATGTAACCGTTAGGGTTGGCCGCGCTATGAGGGACTTTACGTAGCTTGAAACCGTGACGTTGAGCAAATGCTTTAGCTTTTTCTTGCATGATTACCTCCCGGAAGGCCCCGAAGGGCCTGTGTTATTTTTTGAACCATTGTCCGCCGATTTTTTCGACTTCCATGTACTCGGCATTTCCGAAGGTTACTGTCTGACAGGCTCGGTAAGCCAGCGCGTAAAATTTTTCGCCATCAGTCCAGATTGCTCGGATTACTCTGCTGAATCCGTACCCACCATTTTTATACTTTACTTCTGTCCTTGGTTCTACCTTCGTCAAGTTCGCTGTGCCAGTCAT